AAGCAGACCCAGATCGAACAGAGCATTAGACGCGGAGAATTCGCAAGTCTTGGCGCGTTCAACTTAATGTTCCAATGCACTCGCTACATGCATCGGGCGAACGAATCGCACCTTCAGCTTTCACTGAAGAACAGACTATATCTTCTCCCTCGAGGGGAGCGCACCACTTCGATTGCCAATCGCTTGCAATCTACTGGTACATCAGGGTAATATTTAAATTGACTATCAAAATTTCCGAAACAAATGGATGTACTTCATTAGTCGTTGAGGGTTCCCGTTTCCGGGCTTCCCTGCTGATTATCCATTATCAAACGTTTAGGCAGTTGGCCATGCGTCATGTGTGCAGTTTTTTCTGCTTTCGCACCTTTCCATTTGGGTTTTGCTACATATATCCAAATATCTCTCGTACTTCCTTTTAAGTTTTAAATCGGCATCTTTATATATCCATTCAAGAACACGGGCGGCTTCTTTCTTGCCATACTTGACTTCATAAGTACAATCTGTGTTTGTACATTTATATACTCCACCACGCGCTCCCGTGTTGTTGTAAATACACTTCTCGATTCCGTGCATTAAGTCGCCTGTACCGGCAAACGAAAGTCTTCCACGCACGTCGATACACCCATCCCCGTCCATTACACCTCTAATGAAATGGGACGCCAGATGTTCTGGCATCCAATCTGGCCATTTTATTTTGCGAGATTTATTAGGAGGGGCACCCTTCTTACACAGTTCGTCGCAAATATGATGACTGCAAATCCAAAATAGAGCTGTGTCTGTATTAGCACAGTCGGTTTTCTTATGCGTCTGATATTTGATAACACCTGTATAACCGAGTTCGTTCTTAATATCGAGAAGTAAATCGACATCATCGGCCTTGAGTTCTATACAAAGGTGATATACGCGAGACTTGTCGTTCATGTAATTGCAACCGTCCGCATATATGAACCCAAGAACGTACGCCTTATTCGGCGTGTCTATGACATCAAAATAATTGTAGTTTGCCGTATATTTTCTTATACATTCATCGTTAGTTCTTAGCGCTATCCCAGCATTTCGCAGTGCGGTTTTGATTGGCTTTATTGTGCCACACCTATACTCGGTAGCAAGTTTTTGTAACGATGTTCCTTGAGAGTATTTTTTAGATATTTCGTCTATCGTCTTTTTATCTTTTATTTTTGCTGAAGGCATATCTCACTTCCCTTTCGAGACGCAAGATATATGTAGCTTATCCCTCTGTTTCGGTTGCACACCTTTAGGATTTTCCAGCATTTCAATGCGTATTTTTTCATACACCTCGCGGTGTACGGTCGCGTGAACAAATGAATGTCAGATTCACGACATAATCGGCACACCAATGGCGTCAACGGCGTCAGCGCTGTCGGCGGTCATATTGATGGTGGGATCAGTGATCTGGTTCAGAGACCAGAGCAGCTCATAAGTGCCCTTCTTGAACATGGTGCCACGAACGGCACGATCGATAACAAAACTGGAAATATCGAAAGCCATAGTTCATCTTCCTTTCTTTTTATTCAACAAAAAACGCGCCCTTCGGCGCTGATTGTTGTTATGATAGTTACTACTTCTGATCGTAAAGATCGCGAAGTCCATCCAGCCATTTCTTCTGGATTTTGTCGGGGTTCACTCGTCCGGCATAGATTCCGTTCAAAAGCATGTTCGAGGAGTTGATGGTGCAGATTCGTTTGACGCTGTCGAAGAATGGAAAGATTTTCATATTCGCCATGTCATTCACGCCAGCCTTGCTTCCCTCACTGTTTGCGAGGAAGGATGCCAGCGGCATGAGCGTACTCTTGTACTCCTTGTCCCTCATCCGTTGCTTGTTCAACTTATCTTCGTCAATCATGAACTGCCGGGTGTATGTGTTACCGGCGAATTCAGGAGTCTTCTTGATTCCATGAATCGTAGAAATATAATTGAAGATTTTTGAGTAGATCAACAGGTCAATCTTCTGTCCGGTCTCCTCGCAATACATGCAATACGTATCGTTGGAGATTTGCCTGTACCAACCAAACTTCGTGAAGTCCAGGTCGCCGAAAATGATCTTCGTCTTTTCCTGCTCCATCCCGACCATCACGCTTTTGAACATTTCGAAATCACTGACGTCGCCCCAGTAAACCCCATTCTCAGCCAATTCGCTCTTCATATCCGAGGAGATGATGGTAATGGCATTGATAAGCCCCCAGTATTTCTTCTCCCCGTATCTGATGATCTCGCCAATCGTAGGCTGATGTACGGTTATCTGGCTATTTAATTTGTAGTCTTCCCCAAAGTAAGCCGCTGCGTAGTCAATCGGCTCTACTTCGATCCTACTTGTAAGTGTCCCTGTCGAGGCCATTTCCACTGACGTTCCAGTCTTTGATTCTGTAGACCATATCCTTCGTCCTGAAGTCGTTGGAGAATATGATCCGATACCCCTTCTCGCCCTTTACCTTCTGAAAGCCAAAGTCTACCGAATTACTCAACATGGAGTCGATCCGGGAACAAAGCATGTCTCTCCGAATCTGGCCCTTGCCATCATCATCGATGTAATTCATCAGACTCTTATGCACCGACACATAGATGTGAAGGTCAAAGTCTCTGGCAGTCGGGCTGGTGTAATATCCTTCGTCTATCTCGATACAGATAAGGACCATTGCGTCCTTGATCGTTTCGTCGATATAGTCATAAAGATAGATGTTTCGCCCGATCAGGTTTGCAGCGGGAAGCGGTGTTTCTTTCTTACCGGTAATAAGCTCTACGCACAGCTCGTCGTTCACAATCAGATTTGCAATACGTCTTTTATATTCAGTAAATTCGCTTAAATATGGCATGTTCTCCCTCCAAATTAAATATCAATCCAGCCGCCTCCATCACTCGGTGGGATCAATTCCTCCGAGGCATAGCCGCTGTTCTTGCCATTCTTCTCTATCCATTTTGAATTGTTAGCGATCATGTGCTCGACGTCGTCAGTGGGTTGCAGTTCATCTTCTACGGCCATACATCTGACAAGCCCGTACCCGTCCCAGTTGTCATGCTCGGTATCGATCTGAGCAATCTTCCATGCGGTCGGGTGGTATGTATTCTTGTCGATCAGGAAACGATAGTCATTGTCCAACAGAACCGTTTCGTCATTGCATGGGAAGTAAATCAATCGCTGCGAAGACACAATGGTCATGTAGTCACTCGATCTTTCGCCGGAGTTGTACTGCGTCGCATTGTGTACGACCACGGGGTACCTAACCGTCTTAAAGGTTGTAAGAGATGTGAAATTCACCCAGGTGTTGCAATAGTAAAGCATGCCTTTGCTATACACACCGTTGTTCTCGACGAGAGAGATAACCAGCCACCATCTTCCCTCTACCTCGATCAGGTCACCGCACTGCAAGGCCCCGACGCTGAACAGTGCAAGACGATAAAGCATCTTGTTGTAAGAGTCGGCGGTCTCATTCTGCATGATGATTCTGATGGTGTGGGGCTTGTTGTATGGGTTGTTGTTATACACTTTCGCCTCAGAGCTCGCGAACGATGTCAGGACGTCGTTTTCGAACGCGCCCCTCCAATCGCGAAACTCATCGTTCTCAAAGCCTCCAGTGGTCACAGCGTCGGTAAGATACCAATCCTTCATTTGACCACCTCAGTTTCCAAACCAGGAGACTTTCAATTTGTTGATGTAGTCTCGTGCGGTGTCGCGCTCCTCGACAAGCTCGTTGTAGGTGTACCGCTTGGTGTCGCCATTCCCGTTCAACTTGATATCGGTTGTGATAATGTTGTTGATTTTGTTCACCCTGCTCAGCTCGCGCTCGCAGTACATTACCTTCATAAGATAGGCAAGCGTATTGATAACAACACCGGGAGTATCTTTGCCGAATTCACCTGTAGCCCTGTCATACGGGGCAGTACCGATTTCAAGCTCATATTGGTTGATGGCCTGAATGAACCACATGTCTTCCAGTCCCTCGGGCAGCGCCATCCTGTCCCGAAACAGCGTGTGAAATGAGTCGATCACATCGGCCTTGGTAAACACGGCACATCACCTCACATCTGAATCTTCACTCCAACAAGGTCTTCTACAAAGCGAACCTTCTCGAAGTCGTTAATCTTTTTCCTTTTGATATAATCGATCAAACGATGCCGTTCGTAATCCCGCACCGTGCTCTCCTTGACCTTCTTGCTGAAAGAGGCGAGCGTTTTATAGGCAAACACTTTGTCCAGAAAATCGTCGGTCATAACGGCTTGATCATCCGGGATCTCAAACTGATCCCTGATCGCCTTGTCATTGATGACGAGGTGGGCGTGAGCGCCATGTCCGTCCGTCCCCAAAAACAACACGTTGCCAGAGTAGCACTGCTGTTCGACTTCTCCCCTATCAAGTGTGATGGTAGAGTTAGCCTGAACCTCGACATCGCCAAGGTTCTGAAGCCGCTTGAAATAAACAGGCCAAGGGGCGAGATTAGTTACCTTTACTTTCTCCGTCAACATTGTTTCCTGCATCTTTGCTTTCCTCCCGCTTGTTCAGCATTTTGTCCCTGAATTCGCTCCAGTTGTCCAGAGCGGTATTCAAACGTTCATCCCTCTTGAACACCCAGAAATCAGACTGTGTGTTCCGGTTGTAGCCACGCTCGATGTACTCGATACCGTGGGCCTTGATAAAGCATACAAGCCGGTAGGAGTAACAATAAAACTTATCGCTCGGCTTTTTGCCCTCATTCATATTTTTCTCCATAACAAAACCGGGCTGGGACAATCGCTCATCCCAGCCCGTCTCCTTTTCATTATTCTATTACAGTGCGTAATCGGTCACAGGAGTGATAGAGGTATCGTTCATCAGACCGATTTCATACTCATGGCCCTGAGCCACGTCAGCGGCCACAGTCAGGTCGAAGCGGGTCAGGATGCGGCCAGTGCTCACATCGTTGCCAGTGAAGCTGGTCAGACCGCCGCGAGTCCAGGTCGCAACAGGAGAACGCAGACCGGTGGGCACAACGAACAGCAGACCTTCGGGCAGCAGGGCCTCGAAGTCGGTGCCAGCGGCATTGACCTTGGTGAAGTCATAGCCGGTGGGAACTTCGCGAACCAGGGAGCCCTTGTAGTTCATCACGAGACCATTCTTGCGAATCTCTTCCATGACAGCATCAGAGATACCGGTGATGGGAGTATTCGCGCCGTTGGTGTAGGGCACGAAGTTGTTAATCTGAGACACAACAGCGTAGGAGCCCAGAATACTGGTGGGGCCCATCCGACGAACCTTGGTAACAATGTTGTCCAGGTTGGCCTGGGTAATGCCAGAGCCTTCAGAGAAGAACTTGACACCAGTGGCGTTCTTGATGGCGTTGTACATTTTCTTCACGACATAGGCCGCAGCCTTATTCATGATGTCAGTGCGAACCATCTGCATACCATAGTTCTCGCGCTCCATGTTGCCAGCGGCCATCGCACGATAGTCGATTTCATAACCAGAGGAGACGTCCACGGGAGCCACGGGATAGCGGGTGACAACCTGACGGGGATAGGTCACGGTGCCGTCCAGAGCCTGGAAGCGAGCACCGCCGCCAGCGTAACCCCACACTTCGCGCTCGATGCTTTCATCAGCGCCAAGAGGGGTGTAAGAGCCAAACAGGTCAAGCAGTTTCGCTTCTTCCAGCACGACGGGAGTCAGCACCTCACGGCGAATCTGGTTCAGTTCAGAAGCGGCATGGGTGTCGCCGTCGCCGGCCTTGGTGGCCAGGTCCTTGATATAATTGACAGCCTTATCGGCAGTCTGGCCCAGGTTGGGTAGATTCTTGCCGTTGACCATCGCGGAGAAAACCTCCACGACGGGAGAATTGCGTTTGATCTGAGGATTGACATCGACGTCCTTACGGGCGTTATTCATTTCAAAAGTATTCATGTTTCTTTTCCTCCTTCCTTTAAGAATCCATTACGCGGCCACGATCTTCACGCGAAGACCGACCTTGTTGCCATAAGCGAACTTGGCAACGACTTCGAAGGTGACGCCAGTGTTCAGACCAGAGGCAGACAGAACGCCGTCCGCGTCAGCCTTCAGGGTGTCACCCACATTGATAGAGGAAACGTCGCCGGCCACGTTGGGGCCAGAAACTTCGAGGCACTCGCCGGCCCAATCCTTGAGCCGATAGCCGTTCAGCCGAGCGCCGGCGGGGATAATCGCGCCGTCCACATAGCGCTCGTCGCCGTACATGTCGTTCAGCGCAACGTACAGTTCGTTGGCATTAGCGGCGGGGGCAACAGACTTGCCGTCGGCACCGATAGTGAAAAAGTAGCCGTTGATGACATCGGCGGAAGCGATCACAGTGGGATTGTTGAACGCCTGATGTTCGATCATCTGAGTGGTATATCCTTTAACCATCTCAATTCACCATTCCTTTCAATTAAAAAATGCTGCCCTCTTCGGGGATTTTGTCTTCGCTAACGATCTCAGAAAAGATATCGTCAACTTCGTGCTTGCTGTTCTGCTCGTCAACATGCTTAGGTTCTGGTTTGGCTTCCATCGCCTTTTTGCCGATGCTAACGTAGATGCTTTCTACGATGCTGTTGACTTCGTGATTCATGGGGTCAGCCCTGTAGGCTTCGATCTGCTCACTCGCGACAGCCTTCTGTTCGTCCGTGAAAGGCTCAAGCGCGGCTTCGAGCTCGCTCAGGCGCTCCTTCACTTTGTACTCAGCGATTTCCTGTTCAAGGATCGCTTTCTGGTTGCACAGATCAGACCATTTCTTTTCGTTCTCTTCCCAAAGCTTCTGTTCTTCTTCGCGATAAGAAGCGAGCTCGGCCCTGACCTGTTCAAGCGCAGCTTCGAGCGTCTGCACTTTGGTGTTGGCTTCTTCAAGCTCATTGACCTTGGCGTCTTTCTGCTCGTTGGCGCTGTTCAGCTCGTTCGTAAGCTCAGTGTTTTTATCATAGACGGCGTGGAGCTCGCCCTTGATTTCTTCCACCAGCTCACGAATCTTGGATTCATCCATGCTGTTCTCCTCCTTCTCATTGACCTCGAGGATATAGCATGCCTCGTCAGCCGGTGGAACACTGGCAGACAAAATAGCATAGCCGGCATATTCATATTGCATCGGGACCCTTCCGTATTCCTTGTACCCATCCTCGTAGATGATCTGATTATCATTCTCGGGAGTACCTACGATTTCGACACTCCCCATAACGGTTCCGAGGGGTACATTCTTTTTCAACCAATCGACCAGTCCCCTATGGCGGTGTTCGTACAAAACGCCGTCCGCCATGAGTACATGCGTCATCACGCCGTCGATTTCAACATCGGTCACATAGGCGCGTTCGATACTGCCGACCACCTCGCTGTTCTCATTGAACTTCGGGATCAGTCTGCCGTCCGCGTCCTTGACCTCTTCCTTGGCATAACCGTGACCGCCGATTTCTGTTTCTTCGGCGGTATCGCCTTTGCGAAGGTATTCAACTGCGATATCCGCGTGTGCGATTCGCTTCGCGGCTTCTACTACGTACTCTTCCTTCCAGGAGATTCCGTTTGTCTGATAATCACTCGGGTCGTCCATGATGCGGTGGAGAATGAGTTTAATGGGTCGCTTTCCTCCTCGCGCTGTTTCAGAGCTGATCTCAAACAGCCGGGTTTGAAATCTCTCCATTGTCTTCACCTCCTTCATTTGCGGTTCAATCCGGCGTCATTCCACCGGTCTCCCGCGAATACAAAGTCTTTTCATTGCTTGTATCTTCATCCACGGGTCTGCCGCCTTGGTTGCTGTCATTGCCCTGTGTGAAGCTGGTCTTGTGAACGGGATACTTCTCCTCCACATTGTTCTCCAGCTCCTCATCCATCATGGCATAGAAAGCGTCCGGCTCGATGCCAACAGCCGCCGCCCACAGAGTAAGGGGTCCTTTACCCTGCAAATAGAGGTCCTTCGACATCTCAGCAAACTCCTTGCGGTTTGCGTAGGTGATCGGGAGGTATTTGACCTCCGTCTTGTATTTCGGGTTTTTGATCACACACCGATTGATGGCCTTGTTCAACTCCTCTGTCAGCAGCTCGATGATCTGAAACACCTCTGCGGTGATCAGTCTGAGGTTATTCTCCTGTGAGGAGAAGCTCGACGTGCCGTCGCCGCTCAACAGACTCCCGGCAAAGCCAAGGCTTGTAGAGATCGCTCGCTTCGACGAATTGTCATCATCATTATCGAACACAGATACATCCGGCTTGAGCACATCGATCTTGGTTCCTGCGGCGACACTGAAGAAGGTCGTAGCATCCGCAGAGATCGGCCTCGTGATCGCGTCGCGAACAGTGTTGTGCTGGTCTTCCTGCTGTTTGCCGGTCAACGCAGACTCACCCTTGTTCTTTCCCTCCGGGAAGGTCTCATAGATGATTCGATTGTTGACAGCGGCAAGAGTCGCTCTCTTGACCTTTGTCTTATAAGCGTCGTACAAGATATCGTCAATAGCGGCAAGGGCAAGCGGCCTTCCGTAAGGCTCGGCCTTTTTGGCCCTGAACTTCACGGCAATCGTGTGGTCGTTATTCAAAACGGCCCATCTTTGCCCCGTACCAGACCTGTACTTCGCATAAGCCTTCCGAATCTCTTCCGGGAATTTTCTGATCTTATTCTCCGGTGTTTCGTTGTCGTTCAGCATGAAGTAGTCAAGGTCAAACGCAAGCACATAGCTTCCGTTCTTTATACCCACGATGCGTGTATAGTCGGGGTTCAGGTAGATGATCGCCGCATTGATCTGACTTTCGTTGATCTCGGCGATACTCTCAACATCCCAGTCCGTCATGCTGGTCGCCTTGTCGAGCGGCCTCTCCTTTGTTTCAAGATAACCAAAATAGACGCCTTCGATCAGCGCGTTGTGAATGCCATCACGAATAAACTCCTTGTCCCTGATGACATTCAGCAATTCGATTACCAGCTCTTTGTTCACTTTCTTTTTGGCACCCGCCTTGCCGTGAGGCACAACAACAGAAGAAAGCACCGGCAAAGCAACGCAGTAATCAATGACGTTTGTCAGGATACCGTTGCTGCTATACAGGATACGGCTCAGTCTTCGTACCTCTGCGTTGTATGTCATCGGGTCTTTGGCCATCTCCATAATGGTGTTATGGCTGTAAAAGTCCAGGATGTTGCACCCGAAATATCCCCTGAACCTATTGGACACATCCACGGCAGAATGCCGGGAAGCGTATTCAAAGCTTTCTTTCTTTTCTTCAGCAGTACGTTCTTCCATTCTTTCGCCTCCTTAATTGACAAGGCAACGATATTCGTACTGCCCGTCAGTCGCCAGTAAGTCGCGTTCAATCAGCGACGCAAAGTAAAGCCCGTAGCTTACAGAGGTGTATCTGTCCTTGGTGTTTGTGCCGACCTCGCTGATGCGAATCACGCCGGTATCCGGCAGTCGATCATAGGTCAGCTCGATCATTTCATTGATCATCGCCTGGGTCTCAAGGTATGGACGCTCATAGAACATCTGCTCCTCAAGATCGGTCGCGGTGCTATAGCCTTTGACCTTTGGCAGTACTTCGTCCAACGCCACATCATAGTGACAAAGCAAAGAGACATTTTTTTCACTAAACTCTCTTCTGGTAAGCTGGGCAATGTCGCTATTCAGCTTTTGCGTAGCCGTTACAACATATATAACATCAAGAGCGCCCTCCGCCCTGATTCGCTTTGCGGTGTTCTCATCGTTCATTGCTCTCAGGGGCGGGTACTCGGTCTGTGTTGCGTCGTCATAGGTGGGTCTTGCAAGCATGTCATAGATCGCAACACCGCCATTCCTAAGGTCGAGCACGAGATAGTCGCACTCGGTGTCAAAGAAAATCTGTTTGATCCTTAATGCTTGCTTGATGGTATCCCCACCATGAACGCTCTCCATATAATTCACTTGCTTCCTGTAAGACAGGCCGATGGTCTCAGACCGTTCGGGAAGCATACGGATAATACTGAAAATGCTGTTGTCGTTTCCCTTCTTATCCACAAAGGCGATATCGCAGTTCAGCGTCCTGATCTCGCCCTCTTGATGAGGCAGGATAGATCCCTTCTTCGGCGCGTCAGAGTTGATGTCTTTGCGCGGGTAGATGGGAGGCTGCTTCATCGTCTGACACGCGGCCAGCATTTCATAATCGAAGTAAGCATGTTCGTTCTCGCCAATCATCAGGTTCTCGCTTTCAATCATCCATGTGACAGGGTCGCTTTGCTTCTTGATCTTGATCATCTGACTTCGCGTCTTGATCTTGTGGTAAAGGGTAATAATATAGTCAAACGCCAGGAGAGCGTAGCGTTTATCCCCAGCTCCGGTTCTCATGGCGCTGTCTTTAATCAGCTTCCACATCCAGTGGCTCCTGTACCACGATGAGGAGATGTAGACCGTCTTGCTTTCTTCCGGCGGCAAGTCGGAGTATTCGGGCATCATGCCGTAGCCGGTATCGCGCACCACCTGAAACTGGCTCAGAACAGAGTCGATGACGTTCTTCTTGATCATTCTGAACTCTTCAAGAATGAGCAATGTCGAACGATGACCGCGAGCGTTATCATTCCCAACCACGACGATGATGGTGCTTCCGTTATAGAAGTCAACCTCGATCTCGTCGCCGTGTGTACGAATCTGTCTGATCTCCGCTCTGAGGTTTGCTGACTTCGGCATCAGTTCTTTCTCGATCTTTTCCGATACGATCAACTTCGCCTGTTTAAGTGTTGAAGACGCAATGACGATCCTGCTATGCGGCCTCAAGATGGCCTCGTCGCAAGCAAAGATGGCGACGATAAAAGACTTCGCCGCAGCACGAGCCGCGACCGTCACAGATTCCTCGGCGTTCCCGAGCTCGTACAGCATCAGCCGCTGGTAGGGATATAACGGTATGCCGAGATAGTGCTCTGTGAATCGGTGGAGGTTTCTCCTATAGAAGTCAGCCCAGTTGATCAGATTATTGACGTGATCCTGATCGCTCAGATAGCCGTCAGAAAAACGGGACGCCAGATTGGTCTGGATGTTATCCAGCAATTGAAGCTCTGTCTGGTTAATCATCTGTATCACCAACATCCACACTGGCTGCTTCTTCGTCTGTGATAGCCAACTCGTCCGTCTGTTTCTGGGACGCACGATTCAGGAGATTCTCGATCGGGCGTCTGACGAATCTTGTGTAATACTCTTCTTGGCTGTCCATGTCCTGATATGGGCTGTCATGAACAAACTCCGCCGGCGCATATCGCTCGATCTGTTCAAGCCATACGCCAAAAGGCTGATGCTCTTCGTCATTGTCGCGCTTCACAACCGTATCGAAGCCACTGTCCTTGATCGCCCTGCTTAGAGACGATGACAGCGCCGAAGCGTTCTGCTTGTCGTGCTTGATCGCGTCCATCACGCGGTACTCCAATGCGGCCAGGAATCTTGCGTTCTTGACCTGACTCGCCGTCGCTTCGTCTCCGAGCGGCTCAATGTATCCTTTATAGGAAGAAAGCATGAACGGGTATGCGTCAACGTCGTAGCCCTCGCCGAAGATACTAACAGCCTCTTCCATTACATCATCAATCACCGGCATATCCGTCGGGTTGACAGCGCCGGCTTCCAGAATGGGCTTTTCGGCCTCTTCGTTCAAAGTGTTCTCCCACGACACGCCTTTGGTCATCAGGGCGACCTTGCTGAAATAATTCGTAATACCGCCAACCATCTTCTCGAAAACCCGTGGAGACCAGTAGATGTCCAGCCACTCGCACACCCGCCGAACAGCCTTCGCCGTGTTGCCATCATACATTTTCAGCCGTTCTTCATAGAAGGTGTTGACACACTCGACACAGGTCGTGCAATATCCGTCGTTGCCGTCGTACTTCGGCACGTTCAGCTTGGAGAAGTTGCCCATCTGCTTCAGATACTCTCGTCCGCATGTCGTGCAAACGTATCGCTTCTCAGGCGGTTCGGGCTTCTTCTTTGGCCTGGGCTTGGGTTTAGGCGGAAGAGTTGGCTTTGTAACCGCCATTGGCTTTCACCTCCAAAAATCAAAAGCCAAGTATAAGCTTGGCATGTAATGAATTCGTAATATATTTATGTTATAGTAACCCGTATGGAGGGGTTGCTATGAAAAAGATTATCGCTCTCATATCCGCGATATTACTGCTGATGCTCCCGTTTACATCGTCCTATGCAGCATCCAAGACAGCCAAGTTTACCGTGACCGTTTCCTCTAAGCTAGTATCAAATAATAGCGTTGGTCACGACTGGTCTTTGACCCATACGATCAACGGGAAAGAATACTTCAAAAAGTCTGATAAAGCGACGATCACCCTGACTCAAGGAGAGAAGATAAAGATCGTCACAAAAGCCATTGAGAATGACAGTTATCCAGATATCGGCGAAAACACTTACGAGTTTACTCTGACGTCCGATTTTTTCTCAGGTGGGTTTTACGCCACCGTAGAAGTAACTGTCATAGAAAACAAAGGTCGGTACAAAAACAACGCCGCTGTTTGGGAAGTGACTTATGACTTCAACCGTTAAGCTGGCCTCTGTATTCATTTGTCTGGTACTATTATTTTCTTGTGCGCATGCGGCTGTTCCTGAATACACGGGGACAGCCGTTTGCGTAATCAACAATGACAGTCCAGACATAGACGAATTCTACACAGGCGAGGCATACATCGAATACAAAAGCCTGGACAAATGGCTGAGAGCTTACCGTGTCGTTGCATGCCTTGGCCCAGAAACAATGTCAGATAATCATCGGTATTCGATGCAGAACATTGAACTGCCTGGGTGGCAACGTGATACGTATGATTTCATACCCGGCCTCAGTCTGTATCAGAGATGTCATCTTGTCGGCAACCAGCTTGGTGGTGCGGAAATCGCCGAGAACCTTGTCACAGGAACGCAGTATCTTAATATCGTAGGTATGCTGCCGATAGAGAACATGGTCGCTGATTATATCCGCACAACCGGCAATCATGTCCTCTATTCGGCATGGCCATACTATGGCACGGGTAACTATGTTTGTTACGGAGTGCAACTCGAAGCAAAGTCTGTTGAAGACGATTCAATCCGTATCAATAGATACTGCTTCAATGTTCAGCCCGGGATCTCAATTGATTACAGAACCGGGCTGAACAAATTAGCAGATATCTCGGTTGTTCTCGATTACACTGAGAAGCAAACTAAATCAAACACGGTCATGTCATCTGAATTGACATATATCCTTAATACGAACACCAAGAGGTTTCATGACCCGAGCTGCCCGTCGTGTACTGAAATGAAGCCAAGCAATCGTCAAGAAACAACTCTGACAAGAGACGAATTGATTGAGAGCGGATATAAGCCTTGCGGTAGATGCCAGCCGTAGGTTAGAGCGTTCCGTAATACGCTTCTCTCGTTTCCAGCGGTTCGCCGGCAGGATTATCAGCAGGGCAACCAATTCTGATTGCGGTTACTTTTTGGTTCTTTTTGTCTACAACAAAGATATCGAAAGCTTGCTCCGTGATGGTGCATCTTTTACGTCTGGTCGAAAGCCAGCCATCATACTCGTCTGAGTAAGTATATTTATCGCAGGTTGTGACAAAAATTGGAATACCACCGGTAGTCTTTCCGACACCGTCAAAGTGCCTATGTCCGGCGATCAAAGCCGCGATCTTTCCGTTGCCGGTATAATTGTCGGCAATAGAGGCAATTGTAGTACCAACGCCGGATGGTTCACACACGCCGGTCGTCTTATCCGTAGATGCGATCTGATGAGCAAATATAATGGCAGTATAGCCACTGGGCAAGTTAAGCGCAGTATCGGCAAGCCAGGTCTGCTGGTCCTGCTCAAAGAGTGCCTCAGAACCAACGGTATATACGCTCAGCACAATATAACGCATTTTCTGGACGGGGTTGTCCACATAATAATAATTCCGCGATGCGTTTCCAACTACGGCGTCATACATTCCACTGTTAAAGTAGTTCCACAGCATGGTGTTTGTTATGGTCTTTGCTTCTGCGGTCCCACCAATTTCGTAAAAATAATTATGGTATTCATGATTCCCCATGGCCATATACATTTTGCCCGTATATGCCTGTTTAAACGCATCTGTGAAATTAAGATCGATTCCTTCACCCATATCGCCGCCAATAAACAGCCTCGGGATCGGAATATGCCTGTTTAAATAGTTAATCAGCAAAGGGCTATGCTTTGCATTACCCGTCCAATGCGCGTCTGTTAAGAAGGCGAACGTGTCTGAGTTACCGTCAGCCGCTTCCATTGCACCTTCAATAGCCAGAAGTTTGTTGCGAAGATACCCATTTGCAAGATAATACGCAGGGACACGAAAGCGATCATGGGACAGCACGCTGCTCGGATGGTATTCAATCGACATCGAATCGCCATCGCTCCAAATGTTGTTTGTTCCGTACTCGGTGAGGATGGGGGTGCCTGTAAACGGAAACGTAACAGGATTCTCAAGCGGATAAAGGAATTGGAGCGGGGTCCCGGCCTCTGCCATGTCAGCGAGCCATTGTTTAAACGCCGCAAGGTCCGGATATACTTCCTGAGAATCCAGGACTTTGATCATCGTATTCCCGATAACAAATTTTCCAAAGACCCCGCTGTTCCCGGAATACCACATGTTGGCAGCCTTTGCCATGGAGCAATAATAGTTTTCCCGAACGTCCGTTACATTTTCCAGCGTCGGAGCTTTATACGGATAAACGTTTTCAACATAAAATCTGTGGCCTCCGCTATCGAGCATCTTCCATTTTTCGCTTCCGTCAAAGCTGATTATCCCATGCGTCAAAGTTAGCGTTGCATTGCCGTTTGCGTCTACCGTAAGTGTGCCGCCGCCAATACCCGTTTCAAATGTTGGAAGAACAAAACTGTAAACTTTTCCGTCATCGCCCGAATCGCTTGGGCTGACGGTGACATTTACAACCTTTTTCTCGATAAACGGACGCACATTCTCTGGAGTCGGATCTCCGCTACCGCTCTGAGCGAAGCCGATATTCACAACTGTTTTGTTGATGGGCGTGTCTTTTCCACCATTGGTAATGGTTATGATCGTCCCGCCAACTTCAGAAGCGGTGTTCTCTGCAATTTGATCGAGCTCAACAAGTTTTACCGAGCTGTTACTCACCTCTTCGCTCAGTTCAATGTAGTCACTTGGAATACTCGCAATAGTTTCCGTTCCCTTGTTCTGAATAGCAGTGATCTGAGCCTGACCTGTATCTTCCACTAATGAAATTTCCTGGGCAATCGACTGCTCAGCAACCGCATTGAAGTTGTCATATGTTCCATCTGATTTCTTATATCTCAAAGTGCCTGTTCTGATTGTAGCTGGCATATAGCCCCTCCTCCTTTGTTATTATTTGGTAACGAATCGTATGTTTATATAACAAGCCCAGGAGGGGTTGTTATGTAGTTGACGATAATTACCGGCAAGGCGACATGCTCTTGCCGGTAACAAGTAATAACAATAATGTTAATTCACAGTCACATTGAAGAATTCATATTCTCCATTTCCGTTGGTAGCTACAACGACAACTCCACCAGACGCAACGCCGGTAACGACTCCATTGCTTACTGTGGCTCTTGTTTCGTTTGGCACCAATTTTGAAATTGTTCCATCTGTCTCAGAGGTGTTTCCATCGGTATCGTAACACCACCAATTCAAAGTCCCGGTCAATGTAGCGGTCAGACTGACATTACTTCCAGCATTTACAGCCGTGCTTCCAAGATGGAAAAAACGGTCTCCGCCACCACCGATACGAATGAACTTGACGATATTCTTTTCGGCGTCTACATTGACAACATCAAAGGTGCTTTCATAAATGGTGCCTTTGGTTTTCGTCGGCGGCAAATCATTAAAGTGCAAATACAGGTAAGAGTATTTGTAATCATCATAACGGGCATCGCAAGCAATGGATGCATGCAGGATGCCGTTACTGTATGTCATGTAATCCCTGTGCGTATGCCCAGACAAGAACATAAGAACTCGCCCTGTGACAGATGTAAAGTCATACACCTCACCATCAATGGTTACGGATGAATGAGACTGAACTGCGTCAACAAGAGATTTGACGCCCAGACGGGTAGTCAGATCCTCTCGCGTATTCTGGTCTGTGATCGGGACATGGGAAAGGAAAACAAAATTTCTGTCCCCGGCGGTCTTGACAGCCTGTTCCGCGATCCAAAGAAGCTGACTCTTGTTTACGCCGTATGTTTGCACCCACTCGTTGTTGCGGCCAAATTCCTCACAGAGGTCAACAATAATGTACCGGATGTTTTTGGCCGGGTGATCAATGTAATAATAGCAAGCCTCGGGATTGTCGTCGTTTGTGACGATATTGAATTCGTCGCTCCCGCCCATTGTAACGTTTCTGGTTTGCTGTGGGTTCAACATATACTTCTCGGTTCCGCCATTCTCGGAAACATGAAAGTCATGGTTCCCTTTCATCTGGAACAAATGCCCGTTTGTTGCGGCATACTTGTTGATCGCGTTAAACTGTTCCCTGATAGATCGTTTACACGTCTGTTCTGAAGTACTGTCGCTGTATGCGTTGCTGTAAGCGGGACAAACATCACCGCCAAAGACAACGTTGTTGATCGGCGTCCGCTGAAGCAGATTGGCAATGTATCTGCCGGTCATTCCGTTGTTGCTCGGGAAGTGTGTATCCGTATAGAAAATAAATGTATCGCTGTTTGCTCCGTTGTCTATGATCGTATCGAACACTTTTTCGACACGTTCGTCCATATAGCTGACAGCGTAACTCGGAAGATCGTTATCCGATTCACTGGTCGTCTCGGCTTCAGGATACAACGTAAGTACCTCATTCAGACGCCCACCGAGCTTGCTGACCTTGTCGTTGCTGTAACTGTATAGCAAAACGACGTCGTCATTTGTCAGTGTATCAAATGTCTTAATGTACATTTCCACATTCAGCAAGCTGATATCTTCCGCGCTGAAACACAAAAACCCATTGTTTTTTGCCATGCTGAATTTGCGCGAACCTGTTTCAACCTCAGCCCCGTTGTTGGCTCTGATGAAAATATTGTGCATTATTCCATCGTTGGTAAGCCCACGCGTGAACATGGTCGCGCCGTTTGAGTTGACCTTAAATGTAATATCGTAGCTTTCGCTTGTCTCTTCAATGACGGGACGACCGTTTTGAAAGTTCAATTCCGTCAAAACATCAACCTTGCGTTTGACAGGAAACAATCTCGGTAGCTCGACCCCAACATTACTGATTGAGGCAATCGTCAATTCATATTCAAAACTTGTGATCGTCGAGGGACACACAACCAACAGATAACGCGCATCGTCAGCTTTACATGCATACTCGCGGTACACGTTTGTGTCTGGAGTGATAAAGTTTGTAATCATATTTTGCGTAGTAAGCGCCAAATCTCTGTTGATCCGTACCTCTTGCAGCGTTTCAGTTGCGTTCTTGATTGTAATGTAATATGTTTTTCCGTTTTCAAAGGTAAACGGGATCCTATCAAAACGCCCGTTGCTTGAAGCCCTTTTCCCATAAAACAGGATCTCAAGATTGCTTTCCACTTCGTCCTTCAAATCCCCAAACTCTTCATACGTAGGCACGGTGACTTCCTGTGTAGCCTCCGTGATCCAAATCTTATTGTCTTCAGAGTTCGGCTGAGCAGACTGTACAAGAACGAGATCGTTCTTGAAGTCATCGACTGAATCCGTCAGCTCCTGATAGCTGCTGGGGATATCCTTCAACGCGTTCGTTTTTGCAGCCTGAATATCAGACACAGCCGCAGCCCTCTCGGTCTCAAGCGCATTCGTCCATTCCTGCTCCGTGCCGGTGTATCCTCTGCGCACGGCGATCTCATAGGCTGATTCGCCCTTCATTGCGGCGATGCTCGACCATTCATCATTTGCGTTCTCTCGTATCTTTGCGGCATTGACTACAAGTGTTTTCATCTATAATCACCTTCTGTACAAATATTTGAATATGAAAATAGGGACGCCACAAAACGTGACGTCCCATGCCGCTTGATACGGCCCACCTTTCCCGCCTGTGGTGCGCTGCTTTCGCTCGCGTTGGCGTCTCCCCGTAGTGGTATGTCCCGCGTCCATCCGGGAACGTGTCCATTGCGCAAATGGCTAATTGGAGCCGACAGGGGGATTCGAACCCTCAGCCAATGGTTTACAAAACCATTGCTCTACCGTTGAGCCATGTCGGCAAACATGTCATATCTATGCCCGATGGCGTCCTCGGGGATCGGCTTTCCATTCGGCATCACAGTACATCCATGGTGGCCCGGGTTCTTTGTAACGCCGTTCGATGTCGTGATAACATCGGTGTAATCAAACTCGAGCAATTCAGCTGAGGGCGTTTCGTATTTCTTTTTCATTCCACTCATCCTTTCATTTTATTTCAACGCGGGTGAGGATTTGCACCTCACATAGATACCTCTACATATTCCTGTCGCACGGTGCTGGCACTCCCTCGTTGGTGAATGGGCTTTCTGCCGTGCGAGTCATGTGCGTAGTCAGTAAAGAACCTGTGGAAAAGAAAAGCTTGTACGCACCCTTTTGCTTTTACCTCTCTTATTTAACGTCCTTTCGGCATACTCGGACGGTGACTACTGAGGGACAGAATGAGCGCGGTTGAATGCGTCAACTGTTTCATGCAAGTCATCACCTCCTCATAAGCTTGCGGGTTGAACCTTTCCGAAAACAACAGACTATTGCGAACTTGCGGCCTGTCGGCGCGTCTCCTTTGATTTCTCCTCCATATAGCGGGGATGCGGCGCTGGGACATACCAGCGCAGTGGGCTATTTGGATACTTCTTGGCATAGCCCTGGCCTCACCGCAGCCGTCGTCGCTCACGAGACACATATTACTGACCCACCCACTTGTTAATTCAAGCGTATTCTTTGCTTGCGCGGTTGGTTTCATATGCCGACGGGCCTCATCCCGTCCGGTCATAGCCTGTCGTTTCAGGCTTTATGCGGTTGAACCGTTAATCGGGTCTATTACGGCCAGTAAGACTCCGGCTCTCCAACGCCAAGCATGTCTTCCTTCACAATCTCGTCGATGTCCGTGCAGAAGAACACGCCTTCTTTGTTTTCAAAGATATGTTTCGCGATCTCCTGATAGAGCGTAGAGCACTGCCCGTACACGTCACCAAGGTCGTCATTAAAATACTGCACGACCCGGTTCTTAAACACGACATACACCAGATCATTGGCAAAAATCCCGCTAATGCGCTTCACAAAAGCAAAAGCGCCATTTCCAGAAAGCGCCGCTTCATAGAGCACGTCTCCGGTCTCGGTGTATCCATTCGACGGCACTACAATAATATGCAGCGTCACATTGCCAAATTCTTTTTCGGTGCTCAAAAGCACGTTGAGCGCATAGGCTTTAACGGGATTATCAACATAGACCTTGACCTCATGCTTATCGTTGTCATAAACCACATGAACCTCAGGGTCATACTTAAACATCTGTTCAAGCTCGCTTACATAGGTTACCCACGGCGGGGCAAGCTTAACATTTGCCATATCCTTTTCCTCCATAAAAACTTTTTCAAGCGACTTTTTAATTGAAGCCGATATTTTTTCAAACCACTTTACGCACATATCATTCGTCAAAATTCAAGAGCTTATCGGTATCCTGCGGCGCGTCGTTTTCCCGAATAATATGAACCATTCCTCCGCCTACAAGAACAGCATGATGCTGGATTTTTCCATCATCTTCGAGCGTA